GTCCTTTCAGCAGAGGGTGTCATGTATGACTTAAGCATTGAGAAAAGAGTTCTTGATGCTGGTAAGTACTGGTCTGGCGATGATGATGGACATGTTAGATGGATTGCTGGAGGTAGGAAAATTTCTGCCGCAGAAAGAGATGATCAAACAGAAAGATTGGCTAACGGATTTGTAGCTGATCCATTTGAAGATATGTTTGATGAACACTTTGATAATAGGAGACAGAATGGATAAGAAAATGGAACTCGTACAAGATGATTTCATTGAAAATGAAATAGATGATATTTCATATATGGGGTTTACATCAAAATCTGAAGATTCAGATCCTTTTTCTTTTGTAAAGATTTCATCTCTTTCTCCAAAAATGAAACGCAAAGCGATGCGTCTGCAAAAAAAACATGAGGGAGAAGATGGTACTAAGTCAAAATATGTTGACCCAGAAATTGTAAGTGGATATTCACTTTACGACATTGTAAATCCCCCATACGATTTAGACACACTCGCTGGTCTGTATGACCAAAGTGCAATTCACTATGCAGCAATTAATGCTCGTGTTATGAACACCGTTGGTCTCGGATATGAATTTGTAGAAACGCTTAAAGCTAAAAGAAAGATTGAAAAAGCTCAAGGTAGTGAAGAAAAACTTACAAGACTAAGGCAACAGTATCAGGATCTCAAAGAGAATCTTGATGAAACATTTGAAAACTTAAATATTGAAGAGACTTTGATTGAAACCTTAGTCCGTGTATGGCAAGATGTCTTAACTGTTGGTAATGGCTATCTTGAAATTGGTCGCAACAACGCTGGTCAGATTGGTTATATTGGTCATGTTCCAGCAACGCTTGTCCGTGTCCGTAGAAAGCGTGATGGATATGTCCAGATTGCAAAAACAAATAAAATTCAAGCAGTATTCTTTAGGCAGTTTCAGGATAAAGAAACTCCTGATCCAATCAATAATGATCCAAAGCCGAATGAGCTAATTCATTTTAAAATCTATTCACCTAACAATACATATTATGGAATTCCATCAGCAGTTTCTGCTGCTGCAGCAATTGTTGGTGATAAGTTTGCAAAAGAATACAACATTGATTATTTTGAAAATAAAGCAATACCTCGTTATGCAATTCTTATTAAGGGTGCAAAACTTAGCAATAAATCAAAGCAAGAATTGATTAACTATTTTAGAAATGAAGTTAAGGGTCGTAATCACGGAACACTGGTAATTCCAATTCCTGCTAATCTTGGAACAGATACTGATATTAAGTTTGAAAAACTTGAAGCTGGCATTCAAGATTCTTCTTTTGATAAATATCGCAAATCAAATCGTGATGAAATTCTTGTTGCGAACAGAGTCCCTGCGCCAAAAGTTGGTGTTTATGACAACGCAAACTTGGCTGTATCAAGAGATGCTGATAAGAGCTTCAAGATGCAAGTGATCGGTCCAGATCAATCAATTATTGAAAAGAAACTAAACAGGCTTATTGCCGAGTTTACTGACTTGATGGCAATTCGTTTGAAGAAGATTGACCTTGTTGATGAAGATATTCAGTCAAGAATTAATGATAGATATCTACGCACAGAAGTTATTACCCCTAACGAGGTTAGAGGTCAAATCGGTTTGCCAGAGCGATACAATGGAGATGAGGTTTTGCCTTTCCCAACAAATGTTAAAAAAGAGCAAAATGCTGCTGGTAACTCCAGCGTGGGGGCTCCTCCAGGAAACGACAATAATTCTGCTTCTGATCCACCTAAGTCACCGACTGGTGATGGAGCAACAAGTAATCCAGTGGCAGATGGGGCTCAAGCAGAGCGTGGTCAAAATCAAGATTCTGGAGTGAACAACGATTCAACCAGTAAATTTATTCAAGGAGAATACAATGAGTGAAAGTAGTTTGGTATATTCAAACAAAAATTTAGTAACAGCTGATGGTGTTGTAAATATTGGACAACACACAAGTGAGTTGTATGTTTATAATAAAGGGGCGAGTGATGTTGACATTAAGCTTAATGGGCAATATACAATCCTTCTTCCAGCAGAGTCTACGGAATACATAGAAATTGATGGCGATTATACAACCATTCAGGTAGTTACCGCCTCTTCCGCTGTAGCAGTTTTTGCACTAGGCTGATTTGCAATATTGTTAAAAACAATATATGCTGGTAGGCTACGAGGGCTAAATGTCGGATTTTAATATTTCATTCCCAATTGATATGATTAAGCGGGAACAAAGGATTGTTGTTGGTATTGCTACCGCAGACAATATTGATAAAGCTGGTGATATTGTTGACTTTGAGGCATCCAAAGAGGCTTTTGCAAACTGGGGCGGGAACATTAGAGAAATGCATGCCCCTATTGCCGTAGGCAAGGCTGTTAAATATGAGCCAGTTGTTATTACTGGCGCTGATGGAACATCATACAATGCCGTTAAGGTAGAAGCTTATATTTCAAAGGGCGCTGAAGACACCTGGCAGAAAGTTCTTGACGGAACCCTTCGTTCTTTCTCAATTGGCGGCAAGGTAATTGAGAAATCAGAATCAGCCGATAAGATGTTTCGTGGTAAGCCAGTAAATATTATTAAAAAATATGTTCTTGGTGAACTGAGCCTTGTAGATAACCCAGCAAATGCTTTAGCGATTATTGATATTATCAAAATGAACGATGAGGGGTTGTTTAAATACGCTCTTGATTGCGATCTTGATTGTCAATTGGCAAAAGCAAAGCAACCCCTCAAGGATCCAAAGGGTGGTCTCACAGCGGCTGGCAGAAGACACTTCAAAGAAACAGAAGGGGCAAATCTAAAGCCAGGTGTTCGTGGTGCTGCCGACACTCCAGAAAAAATGCGCCGCAAGGGTTCGTTCCTTACAAGATTTTTTACAAATCCATCTGGTCCAATGAAAAAGCCAAATGGTGAACCAACACGACTTGCGCTTTCAGCAGCGGCGTGGGGTGAGCCAGTGCCTCAGGATATGGCAGACGCAGCAAGACTTGCTGCGAAAGGTCGCAGGATGCTTGAACGCTATGCGAACTCAAAGAAGAAAGGTTTCTTAGAAAACGATTTTGACGAGGATTTGTTGGATGTTGTTCTGGAATTAATGAAAGATCAGGGCTGTGACTGTGGTTGCAATTCTTGCGAGGATGTTGAGAAGGATGCGTCTGTAACAACAGAAAATGCAGAGTCTAAGTATCCAGCAAGAAATGGTATCACATCACCAACGGTTCCTCCTTTCCCATCTGGCTCTCCAAAGTTCAAACCAAAAAAGAAAGTTAAGAAAGAAGGCAGTCCCTGTTGGGAGGGCTATCACCAAGAAGGTGAAAAGAAGGGTGCAAATGGAAACATGGTTCCGAATTGTGTTCCAAACAACCCTTCTCAAAATACAACAAAAAGTGAAATGTCCTTACAAGACAGTGAATTTTTTGATACAATTAAGGAGATGATTGAGAAAATGGAATCTATTATTCAGCAAGACTCTGAATTGCAATTAAATGATACTTATGATAAGATCTCTGACATGAATGAACAAGAAATTAGTAAGCTTAGTCTATTGAAAAAGTTTATTGGATGGCTTGTTCCAGATGTCGCAGAAGAAACAACTTCAACTTCCGTTGAAGTAAGTGGAGACACACAGGAGGAAGAAATGGACATTAATGTTCTTAAAGATGCTCTGAGTGCTGTTGTTGATGAAAAACTGGCTAGTTTTGCTACTTCAATCAAGGAAGAAGTTGAAGCCTCTGTTCAGGAAAAAATTGAAGCAGTTGCTAAGGGTTTTGAAGTTCAAAGTACTGAACTTCATCAGAAGCTGGAAACAGCGGAGTTGGCTCTCGCTGAGCAAACAGAAAAGGTTGAGGCATTTGCCGCAGCTGGAGCTGTTAAAAAGAGCGTAGATCCAGAAGACGAAGAGGAAGTAGCAGAAGAGGCACTTGCCAAGTCTGCACCTACTTCATTCTGGAGAAATACATATTTGCCACAGGAGTTAATTAACTCCCTAGGTTATAGGTCATAAGGGAGGATTAACATATGGCAACACAACAAGAAATTTTATCAAAAGCAGATGAAGTCACTACGACAGTGGTTTCAAACAGCAACCCAGTCAGCGGTGGTGGTGGACTTCTCTACCCAGAGCAAGCAAATCGCTTCCTTGACTTCGTTGTTGATCAGTCAGTATTGATGAAGAACGCACGAGTAATTCGTATGCGTACTCCACAGATGGATATTGACAAGGTATCTGTCGGCACTCGTTTGCTTGCAAAGGCAACCGAAGCAACAGATGATGGCGCAAACGCAGCCGTTACATTCAGCAAGGTATCGCTTTCAACTGTAAAGCTTCGTCTTGACTGGAATATTTCAACGGAATCGTTGGAAGACAACATTGAGGGCGCTTCACTGGAAGACCATATCGCACAGATTATGGCTCGTCAGACAGCAAACGACCTTGATGACTTGTTTATCAACGGTAATACATCGTCAAACAATGGTCTTATTAAGGCTCTTGATGGTTTCAACA